ATCAAATGGTTGTAATATTAAATTATCTTCACTTCTAATATGCTTACTTTTATTAATACTATCCTCTAAGCTGCATAGGATAATACCTATCTGGCCTTCAGTTAGTGTTACGTTGTATGGTGTGTTTAGTGCCATTAGTCAGCCTCCAGATTGAAAGTAATTACAAATTCATTTGCATAGTCCTGATAATCAGTAACTACAAGTGGACATTTGTTTAACCACTCTTGAAAGTCCTCATATCTTTTTTTGTGGACTCTCTCATATTCTAACTCAAGATCAATTTCTTCGTTAGCTCTCTGTTCTCTTGCGTCTGATGTGTTCATAATAATTAAGTTACACTATTGGGACAATTTAGAGGGCTCATTTTCTTTTAATATTTCTTGGTATCTTTCTTCTGCTAATTGCACAATACAATTATCAAGACAATCAAAAATAGTTGTCTCTGTGCCTTCATTATCTTTGGGTAAGTTGCCAAAACCTTCAAGTTCTGCCATTTTGCGAATATCATAAAGGTCGCATAGTAAATCTGAAATATTCATAATATGTTATAGATGTTGTATTCAATAATGTTACATTTTAGAGGGCTCATTTAATTCCATGTGATTTTACCTAAACGATTATAAGCATTGAAACATTGTTCACACATACAATCAGTATTAGGTAAAAAATGTGACCAATCATATAATACATAGAATGGTTGCCATTTGTTCATAATTTTAGCACTATAATGATACTCTAAATCTGGTCTGTGTTTACGATCATTCATAAGATCAGGTTCACCATCTGTGTGTTCACTATCATAGTTTTTGCAAATGTCACAATATGCCATATTACTCTCCTCTAATTTCAAATAGTTCATAACAAATCATATCTTCAGTTTCAACATCTGCGAAACCTTGCTTAAGATAATCTTTAAGTTCCTTTGAACTCGCTTTTTTAATTTCTTCAAAAGTCATAGTTTTTCTATCTGTTCAATAATGGTACAATTTAGAGGGCTCTATTCCTCTGTTCCTATTTCGTTTAATGCTTGCATGATTCGATTAGTGCGATCAATAAGAGCTTGCCTACAATTAACTAAGTCGCTATCATTAAGTTCTCTGAGTGAAGTATTAAGTTCCTCTGCTTCATTCCATGCTTCCTCTATGAGAATTGGATTTGAACCATCTGAAAACTCTTGTAGTCTCTCTACAACTTCCTCTGGAAAAAATCCTCTAAGATAAGCATCTTCTCCAAATGCAATCTCATAAACTGCTTTAATAAGTTCTTTTGGTGTCATGCTCATGAATTTTCTCCTTTGGTTATGTACTCATTATAGAGAATATCTCTAATGGGTTCAAGGTCAGATGAACCATCACTTAAAATAGTGTACTCTTCGTATGAAGCATCATTATCTGTGGCAAAATCAATAGTATTCATTAATGCCAATAATTGTTCTTTGGTAAAATTCATAGTTTGCTCCTAGTTTAAATCGTTTACAGATTGGCCACCTTTGATCTCTTCAACTAATTCATCAAAGTAATCATCAAAGTAACTATAAGCATCATCAAAAAACTCAACTGGTGATTGCTTATTAACATAATCAGTCATGTCATCAAAAACATAACGAACTAAGTCTTTTGTACTCATGTTGTCAACAAGTCTCTCAACATACAAATCTTTGAGTTCTTGTAGTTGATCTTCTGTTAGATTTTCTAATATCTGCTCATTGAGAGCGTCACTGTTTCTGTTTGTCATAATAATTCAATTCTTACTTAAAGGACAATTTAAAGGGCTCACTTTAACCATGGCCATGTAGATCTCATGTTTGTTGAATATTGAAAACATTTATCTAATCGTAGTTCCTCATCAGCATTATAATGGGTATCTGTAATAGTTTTGGTCTTACGATAAAGACCTCTGATTGCATCTTTACCGAACCAATCTTTTTCTATACAAAAACTACCAGTGCATGAGTGTCCATCAGTTGTTACATCATCATCTATATTAGTGAATAGTAAACGTGTGTAATGTTTCAATAATCCTAACTCTCTGCGAGTCAGTTGAATTGTGTAAAGTTCTTTTTCCATTAGACCTCGTACCACTGCTCACCTTCTTCAAGAACACCTAACATAGTCATGATCTCATCATAGGTTTCTCTACCTGATTTTGTCATACGTTGATAATCCCAACCTAAATCGGTAAGTTTATCAAGAAGTTTTTTTCCGTTGATCTCTCTTTTCATAATAATAGTGTATTCAATAATGGAACAATTTAGAGGGCTCAGTTTGCTTTTAATACTTTTTCAAATATCTGTTGACACTCTTTTCTATCGTCTTTATCATACCAGTATTGATATTGTTTTATCAATCGAGAATAAGAACCTCGATTATCATTCTTAAAATACTGCATGAATGTAGAATAGAACATCATAGAATCAATTAGATACTGTTGTTCTGTTTCGTTGAGTTCGATCTTCATACTAAAATTCCTGATAATGTAAGTTGCTGTTCGGGGATCTCTTGTTCTACAATGTCAACTGTTTCATAGTCAAACTCTTCCCAATCAAAGTCATAGTAGTCATAACCATGCTCTGCTTCATACTTTGCTTGCTCCATACTTTCTGCTCTAACAGTAAAGTATTCCATTTTGGTGCATTTGCGAGTTACATAGAACTCATGTAGTTGTGTTTTCATTTATCTAAAGTTGAGTGATTTGATTTCATTGTCAAGAGCTTCCTCTGCATCTGCTACGAGGTCATTAAGTTCTTCTCTGAACTCTTGACCAGTTTTGTCAGTATCTTTTCTATCCTTGACTTCTCTAGGATAGTAGAGATCATCTAAAATTTGCTCTGCTAGTAGTCTCTGGTCTTTATCCATGTAAACATGATAGTTTTTAAGAGCATCATAGACTAATTCGTATTCTTTTCTGTTCATAATAATTAAATGCTTTCACTATAAGGACAATTTAAAGGGCTCACTTTTTGTTTTTTGATATGTTGAAGTTGTGATATGAGAATACCTCTCGATCTACAATTTTGAATGTGCCAAATTTGTTTTCTAACACATATCCCTCGTGGTCAACATCATGGCCTTCAATCTCGCAACCGATTGAATCCTCAACTAGAATATAATGAAATAATTCAAGTTTGATTGACTCTATTAACTTCCATAATCGAATAACATTAACATCAACTTTATTTGCTAATGCAATTCCTTCCTGTATAAGTTCGCTAACTTCAAGACCTTCTTTAATGCAAGCATTAAGTTGTTTCTTGATATTTAAAATCACACTTGCTTTAGTTGGAAACTTACATAATGTAGCCATTTGTCTAGCAAAATCACATTTAATTTTAAGTGACTCATTATTATTGTGTATCTCTGCAAGTGGTCTAATAAACTTTACTTTAGACTTATATCTACTAACTGGAAGTTTTTGTATTGGAACACCAACTGCATCTTTTAAATCTTTTTTTACATGATATAGTGTATGCGGTGCAATAATAATATTTTGTCTAATAATCTCATCAAACTTGTATGTAATTGTATTTGGTCGATACATATAATCACCGCCAAATCCAATAAAATCTCCCTGATATACATTCTTAGACTTGGGTAGATTCTCAAAGCAAGCATGAAGCACCTCTGCAACAAATCCAGTGTGGTTCTTATCAATCTCTTTATGAGAATGATTGATCTTAATTAACTTTTTGTTGAATACAGACTTAGTTCCAACAAAAAACTTTTTGGTTGCAGGATTAGTTCCCCATACGATAGCGGGGCTACCATCAATCTTTACTGATATGTTACCTTGCTCTGTAAACCATCTTAGAACTCTAAGATCGCCACTTAGAATAGAATCTTCTGGGTGTTCAATATGTGTGTTTGGCATAATAATAGTGTGTCAATAATAGGTACAATTTAGAGGGCTCACTTGAGTTGGATTTCATAATCAATAGACTTGATGCACCAGCCAGCATTACAAGTTACCTCTTCAATTAGATCATCTTCATCTTCTGCTTCCCATACACCTAAGTTATCATTAATAATGCTCTCTTGGTCATCAAATGATACACTGTAATAATCGGGCATATCGGTATTGAAATCAAATTCAATATCTGTTACTAAAAATTTCATGTTTCTCCGTATGTACTATAGGAACAATTTAAAGGGCTCATTAATCGTTAATCCAATCGTTTTCGTGTCTCTCATGTATAAACTCTTGTAGTATCTCATAAGAGTTTTCTTCGTCCTTGACATAGGGAACAAGAATGTCATACAAGAAATCGTCATACGCATCTATTTCGTCTTTGATTTCATTAAGTGTTGCCTTTTCCATTTCTGCCATATAAACTGTACGAATCCAATCTGCCATTTCCTCATGGCTCATTTCATTAATCTTGAAATCAACAAACTCTTCTTTAAGATTTTGGATTTGTTCTGCTGTGAGTGTCATTGTAGTCATTATCCGAAAGTGTGAATGTTGTAATTTTTGCGAATTGGTGGGTATTTGATCTGTTTAGGTTTTGTTACTACCTTATAGATTCTGAGTAATTTTTCTGTTTTCATTTGTTGTACCACTCCTCTGATTCTAAAATAATTTCTTCTATATCCCAATCGGTTGTAGCTTCTGATACAAGTTCATAAGAGTTAATATCATCAAGTGCGAGTTTTTCTGCTTGCTCTGCGGACTCTGCTTCAACCTTTGCTGTAAAGTAAACTACTTCTTTACATTTAACGTGAAATGTTTTCATAAGTCCTCTCTCCTTGTTTATTCGATCAAAAATTTCTTTTTTAAGTGGCATCTTATCTTTGTATTCATAAATGGTACAATTTAAAGGGCTCATTAACTTCTCACCACGCTAATCGCAGGCTCTCCCTTATTGAATACAGTATCTACAACCGCTTGCACTTTGCGTGAAGTGGATATACCTACCTTGTCATATACTGGAACACACAATAAACCGAATGTCTTACTCTCATCACCTTTACGAATAACTCTACCAATAGTTTGACTAATTGTAATATAATCCATACTTCTTAGAAACATAGCTGCCTCTAGTCCTTTAACATTAATACCCTCAGATAAAATGCTATGATGTAATACTACAAATCTTTTAGTAGAGTCTTTTCCCCAACTATTTAATGTGTTGAAAAACTCCTCTCTATCAACTTTCTTACCATCAATAACCGCACCTGTTTTTGATGTAATCATCATCCATGAATAACCACGAGATAACAAATCAACAACGAATGTTGAATGTGTAACTAGATTAATAATCTGTTTCGTTGATCTTGCACATATAAGAATCTTATCTACATCTTGAGCATCAATCGTATCTAATACACAATCTCTATCATGCTCGTATGTAAATCTATCATCATCAGGTAAATTAATCTTATTAATAACAACTTTAGGTGGTAATATGTAACCTTGCTCAACTAACTTAGGTGCAGGTACATTGCAAATTACTCTACCAAAAATATCAACATCATTCATACCAACTTTGAAAGGTGTGAGAGAGTGTTTTGGTGTAGCTGTAAAGAAATAACAACGTGAAGCATACATTGAATAATACTCAACTGCTTCAATAAAGTTCTTCTGAACTGCATTATGTGACTCATCAAAATATATTGTATCTACCTCTACATCTAACGTATCTTGTATCTTATGTAATGAATGATAAGTAGTAAACATAATGATATGCTTAGTGCTGTTGTGATACCACTTCTTGATATTATCTGACTTAGTTGTACTATAGAAATGTGTCTCTCCACTATGAACATGAATTACATCTACACCAACATTATAATCACCATCAAGATTTTGCTCTAAGAACTCAGAACATAATTGATTAGCAAGTAATATGCGAGGTGCAACAACTACAATAGTTTTACTTACTGGTGACTTGAACTGTCTTTTAACATCTTCAATCATGCACATAGTTTTACCACCACCAGTAGGAACTATGATCTGACCTTTATCTGATGCACTCATAGCATCTAAAGCTTTTAACTGGTGTGGTCTTAATTCAATCATCAAAATCAATAATATAGTAATATTATACCATAAAAGGTATTGAACCGCCATACAGACGATTACAGGTTCACTATAGGAACAATTTAGAGGGCTCTATTATGAGCCTGTCTTTCTTCCTTTTGAAACTATTCCAGTATTTGAGTATGCACTTGAACCAGTCATTTTCCCAAAGTTTTTAATTTGTGGGTCATAAGCTGATGCGGGTTTTTCCTTTCCTTTTCTCATATCCTTCATCAATCTACGAGCTGCATTTCTTAACCTGTGTCTCTCATCACGAGTCATTCCACTTGCTTTTTGTGGTTTATAATTAGGGTCTGCTGTTTTTTTCTTTTTAGTTGCTAATAGTTTATCTGCTTGTTTTGATAAATCTTTTGATTTAACTTTGGTTGCACCTCTTGCAGCCATTCTCTCTCTTCTTGCTTTCGCTTGCTGTTCTCTAGGTGTAAGAGCTGCAGAACCTCTTGGTTTTGTAGGTTGTTGTTGGCGGTCTGATGTTTTACGTTGTGTTCCAATATCCTTACGATCTTTGTAAGTTTTAGCTGGAACCATCTTACCACCACCAACTGCTCTCATTCTTCTTTTTTCGGGTTCAGTTTGTTTACGTTTAGCACCGATTCTACCACCTTGTCCTTGAGTACGGATTTGTGATCTTCCCTGTACTTCTGGGTCATAAACTTCTGTTATAAATTCCCGAAATGTTTTCATCTTTCTTTTATACCTTATACATTATTTAGATGCAGAGGCTTTATAGACAAGACCATTCTCATAGTAAGATTTTA